TATTAGGCATTACCTGGTGACTCCCCCTCGTACTAGTGCTGCACCTTCTACAGCTTTGTATTCTCTACCAGCATTTGTAATTTTTACATCAAAGACATATCTACCAGGTTTTAAACTAACAGTTTGTGAACCGGTCAATGAAATGGAGATAATGCCTAATTCGGGGCTAGTTATTGTCGAGCCAAAAGATACTGATGTGGATGATCCATAATGTTTTCTCAACTGAGCTGATGTTGAAGCATCAGTTAATACTAATGGAGAATTAGTCCTAGTATCCTCTAACTGAAATGACGTATCAAAGTCATATCCCTGTTCGATCACAATATTGGATACATAAACAGCCATTATTTTATGATGCTAATATACCTCTAGCTATTTATATTAATTGTAGAGGCTAGTTATTTTTGAAGCAATTCTCTAAGAAGAGTTTTTATTTCATCAATATCTTTTCTCATATCATCCAATTCCTTTTTACGCAAATCTTTTTGTACTAAAGAATTAACATATTGGTTATAACCGGCAGTATCGCAGTTTACGATAGCACCGGTATTTTCATCTCGATAAAGATTTGAGTGTCCTTCTACTTTTATCATCTGAGTGCTATAACTCTAAGATCTGCAAAACGAGGTGCTTGTGCTTGATTAGAACTTGACATTACAATCTTAATTCCATAACCAGTGAAGAGATCTAGATTATCAACAGTAAACTCATACTCTAAGAATTCTCCATCTAGACTCGCTCTCACTTTTCTATCAGGCAATCCACTATTTCTGGATGGATCAACAACTAACAGTCCTTCGGTTGTTTGTTTCAGATTATTATATCCTGGGAACAACTCATAGGATTGTTCGATTTCACTAGAGTCTGCCTTTATAGTTGTATAAAGAACTCTGAAATCGGCATCTCCAGGTCTTTCTGCGGCAATGATAACTTTAAGTCCAGATGCAGGGTTTTGGAGATTAGTTATGTTTGAATAATATACCGATGCGTGTGGATCATCAAGAACGGAATTCACTCTATTATCACCAGGATAATTTGTGATTGGTTTGTTGATTCGATTCAAATTAAATACCGATCTTGCCGATTCTAAATCCAGTATTGGAGAAAGTGCATTATTTGGATCACTGGAGTTAAAAGTAATTGCAGTCGTAAATGATTTTCTTCTCGGTAAAGCAGTTAGATATTGATCTTGATTTACCTCAGATGCAACCATTCGAACAGAGTTTAAAGCATTGAGAGAATTGAGTTGAACATCTTCATATCCATTATCATTGAAAGAAACTTCTGTGCCATCAACACTTGTTGAACTTACAGTTCTAATTTTTCCAGTTACAGAAGTTGTTGATCCTGGTGTCAGAATATCGTATGAAGGAATTACAGAATCATACATCAAGTTTTCTGATGCAGTTACTTTATTTCCACCTACTAACTTTTCATCATTGAATGAAAGTTGCGGAGCATTTGCAGTTGCTCCATCGTTTATTCTACTATTTCCTTTAGTGCTTGATCTATCAATCTTAATATGATAACTATCAATGTCAATTGGTGCAACTATGGATGTAGTAATCCCATTGATTCTTCTCAGTGAAACTCCACCAAACTCATATTTTTCTACAACAGTATTTGAGAAGTGATTAACGGAGATAGTTCCATCGATAGCTCTGCCACTTGGAGAAATGCTCAGTGTTCCACTACCAACATTGTTATATCCAATAATCTCATTTCCAATCTTAACATATCCAACATATCCTGCACCAACTGGTCTTCCTTCAAAAGTCGTAAAGTTCTCAGTAGAAGCAACACTAATCGTTGATACTTCATCAAGTGTTACTTGAGAAGTCAATACTGTTGCTGGAACATCTGATTTAATGTTATTAACTACAACTTTATTAGTAGTCGAATACATTCCGTGATTGAAGTGGTCTACCTTGAAATAATCTCCCGAATAGACACCCCCATTTGCAGAAGCAGAAACGATATTAGTTCCTGCGGCAGAAACTATAGTGGTTGCATCACTGTAGTAACTTACGGCAGCACCTACAGCAAACTCCGTTCCACTAGTATTGAACTGACCTTGTACATTTGTGAGGTATAGTGTATCCACACCATTGATTGCAGTAATCGTTATTCTTGCATCTCTACCAGTTTGAGTTGAGGTCGTTGAAGTTTGAATACCTACAACATCACCAACTTTATAACCAGTTCCAAAGTCTGGATGGACAGTAGAGTGTGCTACACCAGTAATAACTCCACTGGAGTTTGTTGTTATTCTGAGTTTGAGATTTTCTCCCTCACCAGAAATATTATAAGTGCTCACAACTTCATTTGTAACACTTGCTGGATAACCAGAACCAGCAGTTGTGAGTCCGACTGTTGAAACTGAACTACCCTGCCCAACAACTACTGCAGATCCTCCATTATTATTGACACCTGCAAGTTTTCTGCCAACAGTTACAATGCCAATAAAGTCACTATTGGTTGTTGTCACGATACCAATCTTTCCTTTCTTGGGAAGAGTAGTAATTGGATTGTTGATCAATTCGGGAACATAGGTATTACTTTCGTCAAGTGGTGGATTATAGAAGTATGCAGTTCCCTGAGTTGAAGTAAACTCTGCTTTATAAAGTTTGAACTTAAGATCTTGATTTTGGTCTGTAGTCCAAATAGATCCGTTTTGAGACTTGAAGAGTGATCCAAGAGCAAATTGCTTGGTGTAAATGACCTGATCAACATCTGGAAGTTGTTGGGTATTTACTGTCTTATTTCCCATAACTGCAGTCCAGACTTCATATTCATCACTTTGTTCTGAAACTAGAACAACTGCATATTCTCTACCTGGTGGCAAGAAGATGGGTTCTGGGAATCTAACATTTGTTGCAACTTCACCTGTGGAAGATGTTTGAATCAGTTGAGTTTCAACTCCATTTTCGTTAATGGTTCTGGGTCTAAGAGTTACTGGAGTGCCAATGACTTCAAGTGTTGGTGTTCCGAGTTGAGTAGATCTTATTTCAACCCTTATAGGAGCATTTCCACTATCTATAGATGCAAAATATAGATCTACTGAGGTTAAAAATACTCCATTTACATCATCATCAGTATCAATATCAGATTTGACTTGAATATTTCCACCAACTGTGAAAGTTTGTGCCAGTGGGTCTGCATATGTATTTGTGGTAACGTTTCTTCTTGTGGTAGTGGTTAATGAAGTAGTTAATGAAGTTCTTAAATTGACAGTATTGGAAATACTTACATTAGTTCTAGTAGTTTCTCTTGCTACTGTTGCTCTAAACTGCAATAAGGTTGCATTTGCACTATAGTTTGTTTCTGCAAAAGAAACGGAATTGCTACCCGGCAATCCAGAAGCATTTGTTGGGCTGGAAGTGAGTCTGTAAGTTTTTGTTCCTGTTCGTATTCTAGTTGATGGTCTGGGTGTTTGATTTGGATTTCTTATAAAGAATGTTCCAATAAGATCTCCATAATTATCAGAAATCAGTCTGTTATTTTTTACAAATGCGATTGCTCCACTAGTTTGTCCCACCAATTGCATTCCTGTTGCAATGTATCCAGAAAAACGACCTTGAGCATTTTGTGAAAGTGATGAAGTATCTACGTTTAGTATTTTTGATGTTGAACTATAAAAATTGCCTATTGCTTCTTTATTGTATGGATCTTGATTGTAAGTTGTTGTTGGATTTCTGAATGGACCAGACTTGTGATTAGGTTTGCAAATTCTGAATCTAATTCTTTCGACACCATTTACAATTCCAACAACAGTTTCACCAATCCTAAATGCTGCAGATGCTCCAAATCCAGTAAGTTGTCTATTATTTGAAATTTCAATGAGTTTTGGAATAATGTCAATTCCACTATTACCATCTAAGAAATGATAATATCTAGTATTCGGTTTTAAGTTTGATGCATTGAACTCAACATTTCTAGATCTCATAAAGAGTTCATCAGGTGTTCCAACAACCTCGTTACGAATGGTCGTATCTACGGTATCAAATGAGAATGACCCTGTTGCAGTGCTCGAAGAGTTTGAAACACTGGTTGAAGAACTAGTTGATCTTCCAACTACTGTATCTACTGTAGATGAACTAACTAACCTTCCCCTACCTCTATTGACAGTTATTCCATCAAGTCGCGTAGTACTTGTCAAGTTTTGTCTCAGGTTTTGACTCAAATTATTAACTAAGTTTACACTTCTATTTTGAGTCCTTACTACACCCCGATCAATGTTTCTATCTGCTAATTGAACTGTTCTAGTCCAGCTATCAACTTCTGGTTGTAGTTTTATCACCCCATCATATACAACAATGTTAAATGGATTGACATTTTCAACTTTTGTTGCAAATGGTTGCTCTAACCAATTAACTTGATTATATGCAAGAGTTAGTACGTTACCAGTCTTTTGTATGTTCTCATCTAAAAGTTGAAGAGGTGGATTTGAATATTTGTCGAGAGATAAATCTAAATTCTCTGGATTTAAGTCATCTTCAGTTGCAATTAAAGATTCTAAAGAATCACTACTGATATCAGAATTTAATGTTCTAGAGTCTCCATCGACTAATGTTGTTGAGAAGAATGTGTCAAATTTTGATTCATCAGAAAAATCATCAACAAAAAATCCACTCTTGAATCTATTTCTTCCTTCGGCATCTTGAATCTGTAAAGACTGAGTATTGACTTCAAGTAAAGATAATGTTGTTACTCTTTCCAGATTTTCAACTCTATCTTCAATAAGTCCAATGTCTCTCATTGTATATCTTCTATTATCCGTTAGAATAATATTTGCATCAGAAGGATTGTATAAGTATGCTGGATATGCAATTGTTCCCAATTCCAAAAACTCACCATTTTTTGTTGGTGGCTTTGGATTTTTCGATGATAAACCTTTTTCTACAACAAAATTTCCGAGAATGTCTAAATAAATCTTGTCAATTCTAGGAAGATAAAAACTTTGGTTGATTACTGACCCCTCTTCTGGTGCCAATAATCTTAATGGGGAAGTATTAAATGCCGAAGTTCTTGAGTTGAAATCAAATGGTGATCTATCAGTTGTTACTGTAGGATCAAAAACGGACACTCTAGGTCTAAAATCTAGTGTATCAGTTGCTCTGACAGATCCTCCAATATTTGGAATATCAGTCGAAAATCTATCTTTATCGTAGCTATCAACAGTAAATACATCACCCGTATCGTTTGTTGGAACTGTATAATGGTCAAATACGACCATTAAACGTCTTGATGGATCTTGAGTATTTTTAGTTCTTACAAGTCTGGAATAATCATAATACTGATTTTTTTGACCTCTATTCAGTTTGAACTCTTGCGTTATATTGCTAAAGTTTCCATTCGTAATAGAATCTACTTCAGATGTGATTCCAGATTCTTCAAAAGTTACTGCTTCACCTATAGAAAACTTATTTTCGTTCAAATAAACAATTCCTAATTTATTTGCAGCACCAGATGAAGGAGTTGTTGTGTTATTTGTAACGACTCTGGCAACTGCATTGCTTACAGATCCTATGATGTTTTCACCAATGAGTGCATTTGATCCAACATTTGTAATAACTGGAAACTCTACTACGTCCAAAGTCGGATTTGATGTATTTAAAGATTCATATACGGCAAGAACTTTTACTACATCTGGATAGTTTAAAGAAATTTCTTCATCCTGAACCCTCAAGCCATAATATTCATTATAAGTCAATCCATCATTTTTGGAAGTTGCCGCGTTAGTGCCAGATTCTTTCAATTTGGATCCGTTCACAAATAAAACTCTGCTTCTACTGAAGTTTTTGGTTTTACTTTGAATTCCATTCTTGAGAAAAGTTACATTAACAACAGTATCGTTATTTGATTGGGCACTATCAAGATTTCTTAAGGTGATTGTATTTCCACTAAGATCAAATGAATCGGAAGTAATGGTTCCAATACCTCCACCATTATATCCAATAGAAAATCTTTCTTGATCAAAGTTTACCCAAGAGATATCAGTAACACCACTAATATCACTAGTGTTTAATGTAATAGTATTATCTGAGTTATCGACATCTTGTCCCGTAAGTTGATCAATCAAATAAAGATTGGAATTTGAGAGATCAACATCAGAAGTATTTTGTTCTGGTAATGGTGCAAATAATGTGCCAGATCCTCTTACAATAGGTGCACCTAAGAATCCGTTAACTTGAATATCTGATGTTGGAAGTGCTCCATTGAAAACTCCTGATACACTAGATATTGCAGAAACCTCAAATGACAATAAATCTGATGCGATACTGGATATTCTATTGTAAGATTCTAAAGAAGATCCTGATTGTTGATATCTAATAACTGTATCTGTTCTAAGACCTACGAAAGTACGTCCAGGAGACGTTACTGTCGAAATTCCACCACCAGCAGCAGTAATGACTAACTGAGAAACTGCTCCGGGAAAATCAAACTTATCTAAAATAGAGTCTGCTTTGAAATCATTAGTTCCACTGAAAGGAGTGGTTTGTTTTACAGACTTTATATTCTGAGTATTGTATGCACGAACTTCGGTTACAGATCTTGATGATTCTACACCATTGATGATTAAAGTTTCACCCTTTGCGAAAGTTCCTGAGGTCTGTCTTAAGAAAACAATATTGGACGATCCGTCTGCAGTAGCAAATCCTGTTGCACCAGTGCTCTTTCCTTTAACAAAATATGATTGCTTAATCTGTGATGTAGTTACTGCTTGATTTAATGTAAGTTTTGTGTATGTTTGAATATCATAAAGTCTCAAATCCCAACTTGTGGTTGCATCTGCATATGCAGAATCTGTTAAATTGAAAGAGTAAACTCTTGCCTCACCAATTTGCTCTCCAACACATCCAAACTGCGCGTACAGTGAGATTGTTTCTCTTACTTTTGCTACACCAGTTACATTATTGACTCTTAAAATATTTCCCATTTCAAATGGGACTGTTACGTTTTTAATATCTTCAGTATCTCTTGGTTTTTCTACATCAATGATCGATGTTGATGTTTTTTCAATATCATATCCTTTTACATATGCTTTACCTGGAGATATTTTCAGAGATATAAGATTATCGGATGGAATGTTTCCTTGATCCGTTTGCTCATTAGCAAAGAAGGAACCATCATTTCCTAGTAGATTATTTAAAGATTCTTCTAAATTTAAATCAAAAGGTCTTACAGTATAATCTCCAGATTCATCAAAAGTTCTTTCTGCAAGATAATCTCGGATTTTATTATATTCAGTTTTTGTTGTTATCTTTTTAACTCTTCCATTTTTTAATCTAAGTAACTCTACAAAATCAGTATCATTCGTATCTGTTAATGATTTTTTTGTGAGAGTTAGAGATATTTTTAATCTATCGGCACCTGGTGATGCATAGTTTGAAAATCCTCTTGCATTATCATATAATGATTCGTCTTCTTTTGCATTAACAATAGATTCGGTTATCTTTAATCCAACTCTATATGATGGGGTATTTGTATACTCATCTAAAAGAATTGTTTGATCCGAAACACTTACAAAATATCCCCTTATAAAATAAACTCCATCACCAATTGATGCTGCTGATCCAATGGCAGTTGCATTTGCACTGATTAAGGATCCAAAAGGAGTTCCTGCATTTATAGTCGTATTTCCATACACAACGTTCTCTGTTGCGGACAATAATTCTCCATCTGCAAATTCAGAGAACTCGAAGTTCAAATCAGATTCAAGATATTTTACATATAATGTAATATCATTTATATTATCATTTTCCGTTGGCAGAACTACTTTCTGAACTTTTGCAGTAATTCCAGTAACTTGCCCCTGTATCGTTTTTCCGACAAACTTATCAATATATAATGATATGTCAACTCCAAATTGAGTAGAATTTAGTTTAACCGCATAAAACTGCCCATCATATGTTATGTTTCCAGGGATAACCATTGATCCCTCTTTAAACATATGACTTCCAAAATCTTCAATCTGATTTTGAAGTATTGATTGTAAAGTTGTCAGTTCTCTAGACTGAACAGGATATCCTGGTTTAAATAAAACTTTTAGAAAGTTTTTTGCTGAATCAAAATCGTCATAATATGGGCTGATATTTAAGTTTGTTTTTTGCGACATTTTTCTTTAGAATTCCAGAATAATTTTGATGTCTTCTTTTTGTCTAGAGTCTCTTTCTACAAGAGAACGATTGTCAATGTAGATAATATCTCCTGTGTTTTTATTTATCTCTGGATCTGCAATCCCTCCAGAGAAAGTTACACCCAAACTAACTTGTTTAGATCCAATCGTTGTCGTAATTCCACTAAAATTAATATCAACCGATCCTGAAATAGGAGATATTGTTGTAGTAGTTGATGCAAAACTGACAACATTTGCCTTTGAGGTAACATCATTTCTATCAGTTTGATCACGACCATTGGCAAAATTTAAAGATCTGTCTTGATAATATTTTAATACTCTTGTATCGATATCATATGATGCAATATATCCTCTCGCAGTTCCACTTGAAGTAGATTGAGTTATTGCCGTACCAACAACAGGAGTTCCACTAAAATCTGAAGTTAACTTGATGGCGCCTAAAGATGAATATTCGTTACCAGTAAAAGTCGTTTTTGAATTATATTTTTCGGGATTTTTTATAATTCCAACTTGAGAAAATTTAGTATCCGTTGGAAAGTCTTTGGTAGAATCGTCAAATCTGGAATAAACCAAAACCTTATCTGCACCCAATTCAGTATAAATGTCATACCCGTGACCTCTAGATGGTGGAATAATTGGAATCAATTTTGCTACATTACTGCCCAGAGAATCACTCGACGAATGTCCAAAATCAACAATTCCAAAAGTATACCCACTACCACCAGAAACTACTGTTGCTTTTGTAATCTGATTTGAAGTATTGACCTCAATATTAACTTTTGCTCCAGTCCCGTCACCCTTGATATCATAAGTTCCTGCTTTATAAATTCCACTCCCACCATCTGCAATATATACAACTTTTATTTGATTATTATTTACAGTCGAATCACCCGCCTCTCTTACACTTTGAATTTGGAAGTCGGTAGATGTTGACCAATTGTTTGGGAGAACAACATATTCGGTAGAGTCGAACTTTATAATATCACTTGGAGAAATGGTAAACAAATATTTCCAAATATATCCATCACCACTTGTTCCAGCAGCAGATGGTTCCAAATCTGTAAATGTTGGCTCATCCTGAGATGTATTTCCAGTCAGATTCGATGACCCTCCAATGTCTCCATGCGATCCATTATAAAGGCATACATAAACTCTAAAGTCACTATTTACAACATAATAGTTTGTATCATAAAGTCTTGCACTTCCCGAATTTGGAGTTTGATTGGCAACACTATAGTCATGTCGATACATGTCGTATCTAGTGTTTGCAGTCCAAGTAACTTTTTTTACAACTCTTCTAATATTTGAACTGTTTAGTTTTTTGCCAAACAAAGCAGTATTTCTGTAATGACTCAAATATTGTTGATTATCAATAGGACTAGGTGGATTAGATGGAGTATTGCTCCATGAATCTGATCTACCAAATCCAACAGAAGTTGGTCCAGGATTTGATAACCCTAGAAATACATAATATGAATTATTAGCATCCAATACAGAATCTACAAAATTATTGGCATTCGCAATTCTAAATTGGTCTGTTACTATAGCAGCCATATTACACAGTTTTTTAGATATTTATATTGTTTAGTTGAGTGTTTCTGGAAGTGC